AACTCGTTTAGACATTTTTTTACCACCTAGGAGAGCAACCGCTCCACCTATTAATGCTATGGAACCTGCCATTAAAGCTATTAATATAGGATTGGATGCAATAACTGCTGTTGCTAATGCTAAGACAACTAAGCCTACAGTAAATTTTATTAGAGCATTACCCATTCTAGATAATGAAGTAGAACCTGCACGTATTCTTTTACTAAACTTAGGTGATCCTAATAAAGAAACAACCCCACCTATTAATAACATAGATACGGCCATGAGTGGCGCGGTAATTACTGCGAGTGGCGCAACTAGTGAAAATAGTGCTAATCCTATAGCAAACTTTTTTATAGCATCACCCATAATATCAACAGATTCACCACCTGCTTTAATACGCTTATTAAATTTAGGTGATCCTAATAAAGACATTATACCACCCATAGCTAATATAGATACAGCTAAAAACGGTATAGCTATCATACCAGGAATTATTAATAATGCTGATATAGCTAATGCTTTTGAGAATTTTAAAATTGCACCTCCCATTAAATCCAATGCCTCAATACCTTCTTTAGCTTTCTTAGTGTCGGTTTCTGCTAATTTTTCAAATGTAGATTTTATAAACTCGGTAAACTTAGTAACACCCTTTGCAGGTACTAAAGCCCATAGCATCATCCCCTTTGCAGTTTTTAAAGAACCTACACCTAACATCTGTAACAGTTCACCAGCCTTTTCAACTTTATTACCAGGGCCTCCTGTAGAACTAGCTTTAGATGTTGACTTATCGTCTTTATTACCGGCTTGAATTGCTTTAAGAATCTTTCTAAGAGAGAGGCCCTGTACAGTAGATCTAACAATACTAGTACCAGTCTGTCTGTCAATCTCTTGGTTAGTTCTAACTAACTCAGATAGTAACATCGTCTGTTTTTGTAACTCATCAATAATAGCTACTCCGTTTTGAGACGCACCAACAGAGACTGCTACAATAGCATCTAACTTTTCATTAGTTTGTTGTGCAGCCGCCTCTATCTTTGATAAAGGATCCATTAAATCTTTAAGAGTTACTATAGCCATTCAATCTATTTATTTAAAACTTTGGCATACTTATATTTGGCATAGATGGAGTTTTAAAAGAACTCACGCTTTTGCTCATAGATTTTTGCATGCTACTAGTATTATATTTATCCGACTGTGCCTGACTATTCTTGCTGTCTTCGTCGTTACGCTCTTTAAGAATGTCATTAAACATTTCTAAAGTGTATTCATATTCATAGAAAGGAAGCAAATCCAACTCAGATGGTTGGAGATGCAACTTTTCTAATAATAAAACTCTAACTTTATAAAAGTTCAGAAGAGATATCTTGAATAATAAACATAGCTTTGATCCCGCCGGGAAACGTGAGCGGAACGGCGACCTCCGCACCGCAACTTTCACATGGATAGATAAACTCAGGTTTAACTCCAATTTTCGCTTTCTCAACTAATCTATATATGATTGAAAATTTACTGGCATCCCAGCCTTGAAAACTAGTAATAGCAGAAAATATTTCTTTATCATTAAATCCTCGCCATTCTCTTTGAATATAAGGTAATATGGCTAAAGAAGATTTATCCCAGGGTAAATTTTCCTGTTCTCGTTTTCTTATCCAATCTGTAATAGATCTCATAACACCAATCGTAGGTGGTGCTAATGTTAATTCACCATGATTTTTTGTAGGTATACTAAAACATTTGTTTTCGTGATCATAATACTTTTCTAACAATTCATCTGTTTCATTAAATTGAAGGTTAGGAGTTTTAAGTTCAACTGATTCTTGTGATTTACATGTACCTGATGTACATTTCTTTTTACCAACTGGCATCATTAATTTATTCTCACCATCTTTAAAGGTAAGCTCCCTGATAGATAAGATTAAATATATTCTATCTTCTTCTAGAATATCTCTATATGAACCTCTTTGGTTACCATACATAATTTTTGTACAGTTCACTAGAAGTGAGTTTAGCTTTTCATCAACATCTAATATATTTTCTTCATCTAATGTTGAGAATTCTCTAATTTCACCAACCCTTGCGGCTCTGATATGAATTTCAAAATCATCTCTATAAAACTGACCACCTGATGGAAACCCAGATAAATCAAGTTTAATATATCCAGTTAAAGATTGTATTCTTTGTATTTCTGGATCATCTATAGATGTTACACCAGATCCTCTACTAGTATCTACTTTACCTAACTCAGTAATTTTACCTTCTTCATTAGATTTTACCTCAGCTGTAGTATCAACTATACCTTCAGCCTCTTCAAATTCTTTTTTAATATTGTCTTCGTGACTACTCATAATTATTTAATTTTTATTAATTGTTTTTCAGGTGCTGTTTCTGCAACGATATGTTCTACTATTAATTGTCTAACATACCTAGATACTGGCATCGGCTTTGTTTTATTCTCCATTGATTTTTGTATGATAATAGTATTTAGATTATCAACATCTTCTGGTGTTAAGAGTACTTGTAGCTTTTTAGTAAGCCTCTTTTTTTGTGGAATTAATTCTTGTACGCTTTCGTTATATCCATACTTAGGATTATCGGCTTTATGTTTCTTTATCCAAAACTCTAGCTTTTCCATTATATGACTTAATGATTCATCAGTTGAAAATTTTTCTAAAATATGCTTTTCAAAAGATCTTGTACCAAAATCTTTAACTGCTCTTTTAATATATTTACCTGATCCTAAGTTATTAGGATTATCATTAACCGAATAACCTACATAAACCTTACCATCAATTTTGTTTAATACTTTAAATATGGTCATAATTTAGATTATATAATTTATAATATATATTAGAGTAAAGACAAAAAAACTGGCCCTAGAGCCAGTTTTTCTAAAATTAATTTTATTTTAATTATGCACCTACATTTTCCTCAACCCAGTGATCACAACGATAAGTCATTGTTAACTCAGCAGGATCTGGAGTTTCATAATTTAATTCATCTACAAAATCAGGTTGACCTGTAGGGAATACATCTTTACAGGTAATCTTTCTAAAGATATCTCCTGCTCTGTTATATTGTACAATGATCATACTTCCAACGTAGTCTTTCTTTAATCCCATTTCACCAGTTAATGGATCATAGATTAATTTGTACCAATTACGGAATGTATTGTAAATGTAATTTTCATTAGCTTCGTTTAAGTTAAGACTAAAGTTAATAGTCAGATCTAAAAAGGTCTGAGCTGGCATACTTGCAAATGAACGGTCAGCAAATTTATATTTTTGACCTACTGCATCTACAGATGGGTTTAAGTTATTTAAACCTCCGATAGTTTTAACTTGCTCTAAGATTAAACCCGTATCATCCCCTAGTGGTGAAAATACAGTCACCTCAAATAGGTTAGGCTGAATAGGTTCGTACCTTTGGCTACTGGCCCTTGACTGGGTATAATGTGGTAGTGGCATATTAATTTATTTTTTTTATATATTCTTATTTAGTTTCTTCTTATTGGAAGTTTCCTGAACTAATAGCTCCTGTCTTAAGAATTGTCGTTCTCTGTACGAGAATTTCCATTCCTCTTACTGGTTCAATGTATGTATCTAAGATACCAACATTTTGATCAATAACTTCTGGTGTGTTATTAGTTTCGTCCATTACGTTTTTATAATCGTAAACACCATCATCATTTTGAACCGTTGATAAGAAGTTATCAGCAAGTGTTTTAATTTCCAATCTAGTTTGAGCTGTATTAAATTCAAACAAATAGTTTTTAAGGATTGCTTCAATTCCATCTTGGATATAAATTACAACCTCTCTACTATTAATAGAACTTAATGCAGATTTTGTAGTTTGCTGTGCAGTTTTATTTGCAAAGATTGTTGGTCCAGTTCCACTTTGGAATACAATTGGATTTAATCCAAATGGTTCTAAGTATTCTCTGTCCTCTTTTCCAAGATTAATTTCTAATCCTACAACACCTGTTCCACCTACAACACCTCTTCGAACTCCGGCAACTAATGACCACGGTAAAGCGTTTTCATATTTTGCAATAAAGTTATTTGAAACGTATGCAGCTGGTACAACATTTATATTTCTACCTAAATCCCTAACAGTAATAAACGGATAATAGAATGCTCCCCAACTCGCACCTTGTGTTTGAGATGGTAATGAGTATCTTACCGTAGGATTCTTTGCAAGATCACCACCAGTAGAAATAAATCTAGATGATAAGCTTCCGGTTAGATCTTTAAACGAAGGATCTGTATTGCTCTTAAAGTCTTTAGCAGACGGAGCATTTAATATTGCGAATGCATTCTTTCTAGTAGAAGCTAATATTGTATAGATCGCCTTAGATCCACTTTCAATACCGTTTCCGAATGTATCTACAATATATCTAAAGTTAATTACATCTCTATCAGTTAATGCCTTAAATAAATTAGTTCCATTTAAAGTACCATTTAAGATTTCATTTTGTCTTTCATTAGTTCCATTAGGTACATGTGAAGGAGTTAATTTAAATCCATCTAAAGTAAATACATTTAAATAATCAACCCATGCATCAATAGGATAATATAACTCTACCTTAACAATACCTGCGGCAGTTGTTGTTGATATTTCACTTTGGCATGTTACTAATAAGGCATTTTTACCTACCGGAATAGTACCGTATTCAGCATTAGTTAATCCACCTTGAACAACATTAATTCTAGTTAATCTTGAATGTGGCACGGAAGGAGAACCTTCAGAATGTATTAGATAATTACCAACTTTAACATCGGCTGCATCAGGATTATCACTAACGATTAATACTTGGTTAGGTTTTAATGAAGGCTCAGTAGTTGAATCTGATATAATATCTATAGAAACGTTATTAGCACCTTTTAGTGTTTGTATTCCTAAAGTTCCTACCGGATAAGTTACACCAGTTGTTGCATAATCGGTATCGATAAAAACTCCACCACCAGCAGGATCTAAAGTAAAT